GTATGCTGACCAACCCATCCACCCCTTGGTTTTCTTTGCAGTTCAAAGAAGATGGAATAGAAGGTGAAGAAGAAGCAAAGGAATGGTTAGAATCAGCAACTGAAACAATGTATGCAGCATTTAATCGTTCTAACTTTCAACAAGAAATTTTTGAATTATACCACGATCTAATTACCTTTGGTACAGCAGCAATGTTTGTAGAAGAAGATGAAGAAGATGTATTAAAGTTTTCTACTAGACACATTAATGAAATTTATATTTCTGAAAATGACAAGGGAAGAATTGATACTATTTTTAGAAAATTCAAACTAACTGCAAGAGCAGCAATCCAAAAATTTGGTCAGAATGCTTCAGACAATATTGCTACAACTGCAAGAAAAGATCCTTATGAGGAAATAGAAATATTACATGTAGTCTATCCAAGAACAGATTTTAATCCAAAGAAACAAGACAAACCTAATATGCCTTTTGCATCTGTATACTTAGAAGCAGGCACAGGAGATGAACTATCGGTTTCTGGATTTAAAGAATTTCCTTTTGTAGTACCTCGTTACTTAAAAGCATCTCACGAAATTTATGGAAGATCGCCTGCGATGACTGCCTTACCTGATGTTAAGATGTTAAATGAAATGTCTAAGACCACCATTAAAGCAGCGCAGAAACAAGTTGATCCACCTTTGCTAGTACCTGATGATGGATTTATTTTACCAGTACGAACTGTTCCTGGTGGACTGAACTTTTATAGATCTGGAACAAGAGATAGAATTGAACCATTAAACATTGGTGCAAACAATCCATTAGGATTAAATATGGAAGAGCAAAGAAGAAACTCTATTCGTAATGCGTTTTATGTAAACCAACTTATGATGCAACAAGGTCCACAAATGACAGCAACAGAAGTAGTCCAAAGGAACGAAGAGAAGATGAGATTACTAGGACCAGTTCTTGGTAGACTTCAATCTGAATTATTAAAACCTTTGATTGACAGATGCTTCTCTATTCTATTAAGAAAAAATTTATTCAAACCTGCTCCAGAATCTTTATCAGGTAAAGATATTGAAATTGAATATGTATCTCCATTAGCCAAAGCTCAAAAATCACAAGAGCTACAATCTATTATGAGAGGTATAGAAATTATGGGATCACTTGCAAATGTTGCTCCTGTATTTGATTATATTAATTTTGATAAACTAATAGGTCATCTAATGGATATAGTGGGTGTTCCTCAAAAGATTTTAAAACCAATGTCTCAAGTAAATTCAGAGAGACAGCAGAAACAACAACAACAAGAACAAGCTATGCAGATGCAACAAATGCAACAAGTAGCACAAGCTGGAGGACAGATCGCACCATTGGCAAAAGCATTGCCAGAGGAAGCAAAGGCTTTAGTAAACCCAGAAGAGTAATAGAAAGGAACACATGGATCAGTTAAAACAATTAAAGATTAGCTATAAAAATATTTTTGAATCAGATGACGGAAAATTAGTCATATCTGATTTAGAACGAAGATGTCATTATCATGCTACTACTAATGTAAGAGGAGATAGCCATGAGAGTGCATATATGGAAGGACAACGCAGCGTTCTTCTATTTATTAAAACTATGCTGCTAAAGGAAAATAAAGATGTCAAACGAACAGATAACGGAGAATGATTCTTCGCCTGTAGAACAAGAGACGCTACTAAACACTAACACTTCTACAGAAACCACTACACCAACAGAAGAAGCAACTATTTCTTCTACTACTAATAATACAGTACAAACTTCTAAATCATGGAAAGAAATTATTAGTGAAGAGTACAGAAGTAATCCAAACATAGAAAAGTTTACAGAGATTGATGCGTTAGCCAAAAGCTATATCAATGCTGTATCTATGATTGGTTCAGATAAAATTCCTGTACCAACTAACAATTCAACTGATGAACAATGGAATGAAATTTATACTAAGTTAGGTAGACCAGAATCTGCTGATAAATATAAATTAGATGTGAAATCAGATGTAGTTCCTATAGAAGAAACTGCAGTCAAATCATTTGCAGAAAATGCTTACAAGCTAGGTTTAAATAATAAACAAGCTCAAGGTATCTTAGAGTTCTATAAAAATAATATGGAACAGTCTGCGCAGCAACAAAGTATTAATACCGAAACTGCACAAGCAGATGCGGAAGCTCAACTACGAAAAGAGTGGGGTAGATCCTTTGATGAAAATATTAAACGAGCTGGATCATTAGCAAAAGCGAATATGAGTCCAGAACTTTTAGATATGCAAATGAAAGATGGAACTCGTTTGGGAGACCATCCTGAAATTATTAAAGGCTTTGCTAATATTGCTAATCTTATTTCTGAGGATAAAATCATTGGTACTGAACAGGAGAATATGTCTCAAGGAAGAGATTTAGAAACTGAAATATCTACCATTGTTAATGACCGAAATGGTCCTTACTGGAATAGAAACCATCCAGACCACGATAAGGTAGTTCAGCAAGTATTAACTTTAAGAAATATGATGAATGGATAATAAGCAATTACGATTGGAAATTATTAGAATGATATTAGAAACAGGTTCTGAAATTCATAAATCTAATCCCTTGCCAATCGCTGATAATTATTATAAGTGGATTTCTAAGGCGGATGAAAGTTCGCCTAAGAAAAGTAAGATAACTCGCAAGAACCTTACTGACAACAAGGAATAGACTGTGGTCTAACAGACCTTAAATGCAAGAGATGCCTGCTTTGCGGAGAACCTCTCTGTTTTATTTTTGTTAATTGTCATGTGGATGATTAACATTTAACTTTAACAATGGAGAGACAAATATGTCTACACAAGTAACTACAGCATTTGTTGAACAGTATAGTTCAAACATACAAATGTTATCACAACAAAAGGGATCTTTATTAAGAGATAAAGTTCGCCTTGAATCAGTTGTTGGAAAAAACGCTTTCTTTGACCAAGTTGGAAGCGTAACTGCAACTGTAAGATCAACCAGACATTCAGACACTCCTCAAGCAGATACTCCTCACTCAAGAAGAAGAGTCTCCCTTGTGGACTATGAATTCGCTGATCTAATTGACGACCTAGATAAAGTAAGAATGTTGGCAGATCCAACTTCTTCTTACGCAATGGCTGCGGCTTATGCGATGGGAAGAGCTATGGATGACAATATCATTACTGCGGCAACTGGTACTGCTAACACTGGCGTAGCTGGTGGAACATCTACTGCTTTACCTGCTGGTCAAATTATAGCAGAAGCTGGAACAGGAAGATTCACAATCGCTAAACTAAGAGAAGCAAAAGAAATCTTAGACTTAGCAGATGTTGATCCTTCTCTACCTAGACACATCGTAGTAGGACCTAAACAGATCTCTGATCTATTGGGAACTACTGAAGTTACTTCTAGCGATTTTAACACTGTAAAAGCACTTGCTTCTGGAGATGTTAATTCGTTTTTAGGATTTAACTTTGTTGTATCTAACAGATTAGCTGTTGCTTCTAGCATCAGAGATTGCTTTGCTTTCGTAAACGATGGTATTGCTTTAGCTGTTGGAAAAGATGTTACTGCTAGAATAGACGAGAGAGCTGACAAAGGTTACGCTACTCAAGTTTACTACTCTGCTGCTTTCGGTGCAACCCGAATGGAAGAAGAGAAAGTAGTTAAGATCCAAGCATACGAAGGTTAATTCGTATTAAGACGGGGGGGAGCAATCCCCCCTATCTTTTTTAGAATGAAACATATAAAAGAAGTAAAACCTGTGTTACATTTTAAGAAAGATGATTATGTGTATAGATTTGTTTTAGTAGATAGATTTAAACACACAGCATCTGTTCATCATGGATTTGATATTCATAATGAACGAACAGAAGCAGAAATCTGGCAACAGATGACTAATAGGAAGATAAGAAGAAAGTATATAACAAAGGAGTAGATATAATGAAAAAAGGTTTATACGCAAACATTCACGCAAAAAGAAAAAGAATTAAAGCTGGCTCAAATGAAAAAATGAGAAAGGTAGGATCTAAAGGATCTCCCACAGCAGCAAATTTTAAAAGAGCAGCTAAGACAGCAAAGAAAAAATAGATGGCATCAGTAGTAGATATTTGTAACGGAGCTTTAAACCAATTAGGTGCATCCACCATCATTTCATTGACAGAAGATTCAAAGAATGCAAGATTATGTAATGCACGATATACACAGGTACGAGATAGCTTATTCAGACATCACCCTTGGAATTGTTTGCAAAAACGAGTTCAGCTCGCTTCTGATACAGCAACTCCTGCTTGGGGATTCAGTTACCAATTTACCTTACCTGCAGACTGTTTACGAGTTTTAGTTATAGAAGCACACGACCATGATTACAAAATTGAAGGAAGAAAAATAGTATCTAACCTTGGTACTATGAAAATATTATATGTTGCAAGAATTACTGATCCTAATGAATATGATGAAATTTTAAGAGAAACTTTATCTGCAGCATTAGCGGCTGACATTGCTTATGCTGTTACTTCTTCTAATCCTGTATCTCAAAATATGTATACTTTGTATCAAGCTAAATTAAGAGATGCTAGATTTGTAGACGCTACCGAAGGACAAAACACTATTCAAGACAATGGCATAACTGATGTAATCGGTGCTGGTACTTGGACTAACTCAAGGTATTAAGT